CCAGGATTGGGAAGGCATCCGCCCGCAGGGTCGATTTGTTGAAGTCGAACTGAACACCCTGGATATCAAGCAGCGGCAGGGGCGGGGTGGATTGCATTTCCAGGTGAAGATCGGTGGTGTAACCGCTTTCGTTAAGGGTGTGAGTCACGCGGGAAATGATCCACCCGGTATTGTCGATCTGAGGCTTGAAGCCGCGCACGGTGGCGGGCAGTTCCGGGAAGAGTTCCGGACGGCCGCGGCAGAGGGTGATAGAGAACTCCGCCATGCGGCGCTGCATGCGGCGCCATTCGGCGCGCGCGGCACGCTTCGCGTTTTCCTGGCTGGCGTAGACGTGGCGCAGGGTCTTGATGTCGTCTGCGGAGTGGTCGATGGCCTTGGCCTGGGCCAGGCCCGGGGCGAGCTTTTCCGCGTCGCGATCCGCCAGGGCACGGGCGTTGCCCTTCTTCCTGTCCTGTTCCGCCTTGCCGTAGCCGACTTCTCCGGAGACTCCGACGTTGGGGTCGTTGTATTTCGCCTTGGCGCCGACGTGGGCGGAGTGCGCGGACTTGTCCGCCTTGATGCGCTGCCATTCCGCCTTGGCGGCCCGGAGCGCGGCGGCGCGGCTCTTGTAGGTCTTGGTCAGCGCCTTGTATTTCCCGGTGATGGCGGGCGGCTCCGGCACGGTTTTATTGCTTTTGGCCGCATCTTCCACCGCGCTCCAGATTTCCTCGCCACGGGTGGCGCTGGCGAGGTCGTGGTAGTAGGTGCGAACGGCCGTGCAGGTGTCGCGGTCGGCGATGGAGAAGCGGTGGTGGTCGCCGGACTGCCGCTCGATGATGATCGCCGGCAGGGGTTTGCCGCTGGCACTGAGCCCGGACGCGGCAGGGATGAACAACAGCTTGCCGTTCTTGACGGTGGCGATGGCGTCGTGATCCTTGGCCAGGCGGGTGAGCAGATTGGCGCCGCTTTCCGCCGTCTGGTCGAGATGGTCGATCTTCTGCGCGGAAAGCAGGTAATCAACCGCCGGCAGGAGATCGCATTCCCCGGCAATGGTGCGCACGATGTCGCCGACGGTGGTGCCGTGCCAGGAGCGTTCACGCTGGGTGCCCAGGCCGCCGCGTAGTTCCGCGCTACAGGCGCGCAGGCTTATGGTGTCCGGCGCGCCACCTTGGTCGACTTCATGGATGATGAAAGTGCCCTTTTCCACCAGGCCGTCGGGCGCCCAGCCGATGGCCACAGCGAGTTCGTCTCCCCTCTCCGGGAGGTCCAGGCGGCCGTCGGAATCATTGATCAGCAGTTCGACCTGATCGGCCTCGAAGCCACGGTTGTCCTGGATCGTGATGCTGATCAGGCGATCGTCCAGCCGGGTGGCGATGTCCTTTCCATTCAAGTGAATGCGCCAGGCGGGACGCTTATATTCCTGTCGTTGTACCGGTTCCGGGTTCATGCTCTATCCCCGAACCTGATGCGCCCACGCGCCTCGTGGGAACGCTGGATTCGTTCGACCTGGCGCGCCACTTCTTCCGCCAGGGTTCTTTCGTTCATGCCCGGGGCGGACTGGATGGTGATGTGGTTGACGATGCTGATGCCGCCCCCCATCGCATTCGCCGCCAGCGGCGGGCGGGTGTCGATATGGGCGGCCATCGCCGTGCCGGCTCCGATCATCAGTCCGGCGCCGGCCGCGCTCAGTTGTTTCGCCATGCGGGCGATCGCCGCCAACGGCGCGCCCTGGCCACCGGTAATACCTTGTTCCAGCCCCTGCATGGTGTAGATCCCGAGTTCCTGGAATACCTTGGAGGGCGACTTGATGCCCAAAGTGTTTTTCAGCCAGGCCACGGTTTCTTGACCAACCCCGGTGACGGTGGACTTCAGGGCAGCCATCCGGGCCTTGATGCCGCCGATGATGCCGTCGATGAGGGCATGGCCGATGCCTGCCATCTCCGCCGGAAGTTTCTTGAACCAGGCGGTCAGTTCGCCGTATTTCGCCTTCACGGCCTGCACCAGGTCGTAAATCCAGAAGCCCAGGTTGGTGTTCTTGCCGGTGAGTTTGGTCAGCAGGGCATTGATACCTTCGAGCAACTTCGTTCCAGCCCAATACCCGGCGCCGAAGGCTGCGGTGACCTTCCCGATCGGCCCCAAGATGGCGCCCAGCTTGCCGGACAAAGCGGGCGCGGCGATACCGAGGTGCGCCATTGACAGTTTGGCAAGGGCGAGGGGGCCGAGGATGGCGGCAAGGGCCACCCCGGCCGCTCCTACTGCGATGGTGACGGCGGCGATGCCGGCGCCCACAGTGGACAACACGGCAACCAGGTCGGGATGGGCGGCCGTCCAATCGCGGAGCGCCTGAATAACGCCCCGGATGTCGCCGATCAGAGAGACAAGCGGCCCCTTCAGCGCACCGCCGATGTCGGATGCGAGGTTGTCCAAGGCGTTCGAGAGAAGCTGCTGTTGGGCCTTCTGGCCTTTCAACTGCGAATCCATCTCCCAGTCCATGCTGCCTTTGGCTTTGGCATCTTTGGTCAAGGCCAGTTGCTTGCGGTACTCACCGAGGTTGTTGGCCAACTTCGCGGCATCGTCGCCGAATTCCTTGCCGAAAATCCGCGTCGCGCCCTCGATCTGCTGTTCCTTGGGTAGCGCCTTGATCGCTTCGAGAACTTTGATGATGGTCCCGGTCGCATCGGTGGACATGCCCGACTGGATCGCTTGCGAGTCGAGCCTGAGCATTTTCATCCCGTCCTGGAACCGGTCCGCCTGCATGTTGGCGATGGAGAGTTCCCGCACCATCGCATTGGCGGCGCTCGCCGCCACCTCGGCGCGGGAGCCCAGGGTCAGGAAGGTGGAACCCAGGGCCGCCGCCTGCCTGTAGTCCATTACGCCGCTCATCGTGCCGCCAATGCGCGTGAGCACGTCGATGATGCCGTCGCTTTTACTCTTCGAGTTGTCGTCAAGCCAGTTGATGGTGTCCCCGAGTTCCTTGATGTTGGCGATGGAAACCTTGTAGAGGTCGGCGATGGTGGCCATGTTCATCCCGGTCTGTTCCACCGGGAGATCCAGGGCGCTGGCCATGATGGCCGTTTCTCGGGCGTAGGTAAGCAGGTGCTCTTTGCCCTGGATACCCATGCGTGCCCCGGCTTCCACGATGGCGGCGATTTCATTCGCGGCCATAGGGATTTCTTCGCTCAAGGCTTTGATGGCACGGGCCATCTCGTGATAGCTCTGGGTGACATTGCCATTGGCATCACGCGCGCCTTCCATCTGCTTGGCCACCCCCATCATGGCCTGTTCGAAGTCGCCGTACTCGCGGGAGGCGGCCAGGAAGGGAGCGCCCATCGCGGCGCCGGTGGCCATCGTCACGGCGCCGCCAGCGGCCAGCTTGTTTCTGAGTTCGATTGTCTTGCTGTACTCCGCCTGGGCGGCGTTGAGGGCGCGCATCTTTTCGTTGTGCTGAGCCAGGGCAGCGGACTGCCGTTCCACTTCGCCCGTGGCGGCGGAAATGTCGGTTTTCAGCCGGCGCTGGTGTTCCGCCAGGTGGGTGGTATCCAGCCCGGCTTCCCCAAGGGCAGTACGCAATGCCTGCTGCTTGGCGATCAGCTCGCCATGCTTGTCCTTCAACTCGCCGGCCTCTTTCTTGGCAGCCTCGAAGGCGCGAACCATCTTCCGCGTGGGCTCGTCGGTGGCGTCCATTTCCAGCTTGAGTTCGCGGACCTTCTCTTGCGCGGCTTGAAGCTGGTTTCCCGTGATACCCACCCACTTGGAGGTTTCCCGGAATTTCTCCACCAACCCCTGTTGCTGTTCCAGTTCCTTGAGGGCGCCCTTGGCCTCTCGCACCGCCTTGGCGGTTTCGCCGCTGACCTCGCGGATGCTCTTGAGCGGCGCCGTTGCCTGGTCGATGGCCTTGAGCAATACCTCAAGTTGCAGCTTGTCCATGATTTAGTCCTGTCGGTGGTGGGGTGGGTTGCGAGGTGGGCGGCAACCGGTCAGCAGTCGGTAACGCTTTCGCCCGGGTTGTCGGCCCGTCCAGACTCCCGGTTGAAGTTCTGCGCACCGGGCGTGCCGCTACGGGCGAGGGTGAACACGCCGGTGAAGGCGCTACCGCAAGACTTGTTGCGGCAACGGAATGAAATTTCCGTCAGATCCACGGTCTTGGCATGGCTGCCGACTTCATCGGCCGGGGAACCGCAGTGGGGGCACTTCTGTTGGGTGTTCATGGTGGTTTCCTCTCTATGCGTCAGGGGATTTAGGCGCCGCAGTGGGCAGCAGAAAGCCGGAGATTGCGGCACCCATGGCCAACAGGTCGGCGGGGTCCATGCCGGCGATTTCCTCCTGCACCAGTGTCGGGACGGTGATGCGCGGCAGGACTTTGGAAATCGCGCTCACGTCCATTTGCAGCAACTCAACCAGGGACACGCCGCGCAGCTCTCCGGCGGTGGGCTTGCGCAGGACAACGGCATCGATGGACGTCTCGCTGCGCTTGATCGGGGATTGCAGAGTGATGTTCATGGTTGCGCCTTGAAAAATTGAACCTGGCTTCCGGGGCTGATTTCGCCTTCCGGGCGCGGCGGTTCGGGGTGGAGGTAATAGCCGGACGCCGGCAAGCCGGAACGGCGCAAGGTCAGCGTGCCGGTAGTGATCCCCTGGCAACGCGAGTCGGTGCAGCGGTAGGTGATTTCCGTGCAGTCCATCGTGTGGGCCACCCGGACGATTTCCTCGGCGGGTGAACCGCAGTAAATGCAGTGCTGTTGTGGGGTCATGGCAGTCAGGATGCCAGCGGGTAGACGGCGCGTTCCCGCTCCGCCAGGTCTTCACGCATCCGCTTCAGTTTCAGTGGACTGGTCACGAAACGGGTGCTGTCGAGGGGGGTGACAAGTTCGGGCGGCAGCATCGCCGGGCGGTTGTCCGGCGCGGACTTCAACAGGGCGAGAAGGCGCTTGCTGGCACGGTCGAACACGAATTCGAAGGCCGTGGCGAAGTTGCTCACGGGGATTTGGTGCCACGCGGAATTGGCATCGTATTCCTGGATTTCCGCCTGCAAGCGCAGCGCCTCGACCAACTCGGGAGGCATGGCGGCAAGGGCGTTTTCAAGAAGTCTCTCCGCCACGCTGGAGCGGATGCGGGTCAGTTCCTCCCGGTATCGACTGGCCGCAACGCGCATGTCGATGTCCACCCGGTCCCGCTCGGTACCAAAGTCATAGGCAAGGCTTCGATATTCCTCGGCCAGGCTGTACGCGGCCTTTTCATCCGCCTTCAACTCGTACAGCTTCTTGGTGGGGTGCCCGACGGCATCGCGCAGCGCCTGGCGAAGTTTCAACTTGGCAGCCTCGCCCTCGGCTTCCGCCGCCTGGGCTGCACGCTCCTGGTGCGCGATCTGCTCAACCAGGTCGGCATACTTGGTGGCCGCCTGCTCGAATGACTGGCGGTGGCTGTCCAGCATTCCCAGTTGTTGGGTAAGGGGGGCCGGCATGTCGGCGCCGGATTCGGTGTTGTGGATATCGCTCATGGTTGGGTCTCGGAGTTGGGTTAGTTGGTAGCGGCTTCGCGCATGGCGACGCGCTCTTGCATCCATTGCAGGACTTCACTTTCAAGCCATGCGCTGCGGCTGCCTGGGAGCGGGACGCTATGAGGGAATTTGGAAGCCGCCTGCATCCGATAGATGGACGTCGTCTTCATCCCCGTCATGGACATGACCTCAGAAATTCTTATGAAACGTTCTCCGGGCTGGATTTCCGGACTGGCGGGCAGCTCACTGGCCTGTACGGCTTGATTCGTGGCTTGGCTCAAAATCGACTCCTTTTACTTCCGTGGTTCCCTACGCATTGCCTGGCATGGCTTTGGATGCGGTCAGTATTGGCGTGGCGGCAAGAACGGGCGAGGCGGGCTTGTTGTAAAAACGCGCCCCACAACAAGCCCAGCAGCCCGGCCGCAGAAAGACGGCGGTTTTCTGCGGGCGACGGGCGGAAATAGCCGAACGAATGCCCTGGAAACGCTGTTCTCGGGCTTGTCCGGGATGTTCTGGCACGGTCTGGGGGGCTAACATGACGAAGGCCGAACGAAGGCTTGGAGAGCCCTGGAAGGCGCCGCAACGTCAAAGGACGAAACTGCACAGATCCGCAACCCCAACGGTGTCACCCAGGCCGCGCGCGGCCCCTGTCCGGCCCTGGCGCCAGCACTTTCGCAACGGTGCAATTCTTTACGCCCGACAGCGGGCGGGAGGGGCGGGGTCCCGACCGCGCGCCGGGGGGATAAAGACTGAATTCCATCGGCATGGTCATTGCTCCATGCCTGCCGGCGGGCGGTGCCCTTCCGAGTAGATGGTTACGTCTGGCGAGGTGGCACTCGGGCTATGTGCCCGTCTGACGCTGTTGTCCGCCGGGCTTCAATGCTGTTCGTCGTCTGGCGGGAGCGCTGCGCCTGGGTTTTGTAGTTTTGATGGTTTGATGGTGTTCACAATCTCATAGCGATACTTCGCAGTGAATGCACAGAAGACGTTTGTGCATTGGCAATACAGATCGCTACAAAGCTTTGAAACCTCGACAACCTCGCGAATTTCCACCCTATTTCCGCAGTGTGGGCACTTAATCTTCATGCTTTCCCCCACTCGCTTTCAGTTCATCCAGGTAATCCGCCCATTGCTGCATCATCGCCCGGCGTTCCTTCAGAAACTTGGTCCGGTTGTAGGCGGTGCCCAGGGCGTCGGGCACCTTGTGGGCGAGCTGGTGTTCGATGATTTCCGGGCGGACGTGGAGCACTTCATGAAGGATGGTCCGCGCCATCGCCCGGAAGCCATGCCCCGTGATTTCGGTCTTGGTGTCATAGCCCAGGCGCCGCAGTGCCGCGTTCACCGTCGCTTCGCTCATGGGGGTGTCTGGGTTGCGACCGGGGAAGACGTAGCGACCGCGCCCGGTCAGGGCATGCAGATCCCGCAGGATGCGAACCGACTGGGTGGCCAGGGGAACGGAATGGTCGGTTTTCGTCTTGCTGACGATGTAGCGCCACTCCGCCTGGTCCAGGTTGATGGCGCTCCACTCCGCATTGCGCAGCTCGCCAGGCCGCACGAACAGCAAGGGGGATAGGTGCAGGGCGCAATGGACCACGAAGGTTCCCCGGAAGGCGTCGAGCGCGCGTAACAACTCCCCCACCTGTTCCGGGTCGATGATCGACGGGAAGTTGGTTTCTTTCGCCGGTGGCAGGGCGCCGCGAAGGTCTGGGCAGGGATCGCGATCCGCTCTTCCTGTGGCGATGGCGTAGCGGATGATTTGCGAGATGGTCCCCCGTGCCCGGTGCGCGGTGTCCAGTGCACCGCGAGACTCGATGCGCCGCAGGATTGCCAGCACGTCCCGGGCGGTGATGTCCGAAATAGGCACATTGCCAAGCCAGGGGAACACGTCCCTTTCCAACCTGGCGATGATCTTTTCCGAGTGGCTGTCTACCCAGGTGGCCTTCGACTTCAGATACCACTCGCGCGCCACCGCCTCAAAGGAGTTGGCCACCTGCTCGGCACGCATGGCCTTGGTGGCCTTGCGCAGTTCACCCGGGTCAACACCTTGAGCAAGCACCTTGCGTGCCCCATCGCGCCGGTCTCGGGCTTCCTTGAGGCTCACATCCGGGTAGACCCCGAGGGAAAGGCGCTTCTCCCTACCGTCGATGCGGTACTTGAGCCGCCACCACTTGCCCCCACCGGGGGCAACTTCCAGATATAGGCCGCCGCTGTCGAAGAGGCGGACGGGCTTTGCCGCTGGCTTGGCGGCGCGGATGGTGATGTCGGTAAGGGGCATTGGGGGCAACTCCATATCGGAGGGATGCACTTGCCCCAAATGTTGCCCCCAGTTGCCCCCGGATGTAAACGGAAAGTCCGGGAAGGTCCGGGAAACTGGATGCAGCGGGAACCCGCTGTTTTGTGGGGATGCCCGGACTGTCTGGGACAGTCCGGGACTTTACTCTGGTGGGCAGTAGTGGTTTCGAACCACCGACCCCCGCCGTGTGAAGGCGATGCT